CACAAAAAGTAGCTGATGTTGTTTTGATATTTGAAGATGTACCTATCTTAGACTGAAAGTCAGTACTACTAATAAGTTCGCTAACGCTGTTAAAGTTCTGCGGTAGAGTATAACTAAACCCCATATCAATGTTTTGATTTGAAGTAGATGGTTTTGGTGTTGGTGTTCCTGTGAAATTAGTACCATCTTTATTGCTTACTCTAAAGCTAAAGCTTAAAGTAGAGCCTGCAACTAACTCATCATTTATATCCGATAAGTCTATACTTACCATCCCTTTAGATGTATTAGAACCATTTATAGTGTAATTAGCATCAAATACAGTCGGGGATGTAGTAATCTTAGTGACCCCAAGAGATTGTGAGTCAACCTCTGTAAAGTAATCAAGCCTAGTATTTAACCCATTTCTAGTTAAGTTATAGCCATCAACATAGTTACCATACATAATACGATTACCCATTAATGTTTGTGTTTTGGCTAACAAAGGAACATTGTCGTATAATCTTAGAATTTCTCCGCTAGAAAGAACTGTAAATATTTTATTATCTGTAAACGAATAGTTATATGTTTGATTATCTAAATACCCTAAGTTAGATTTATTTAGGGATTCGATAATTTTTATATCTGAAGAGTCTGAGTCTTTAAATAATATCTCTATATCAGTAACTCTTTTACCTCCTGAATTAAAATTAATGGTAGCAGTGTTAAATGAGTTAACCATACCTTCATTAAGATTCGTTTCAGTAGATAAAAAAAACGGCTTGGTATTAAACACAGGGTTTGTAAATATAGATGTGGCTGAGTACTCATCATCCTCATACTTATATCTATAACCAAAGCATAGAAATTTATCTTCTAAAAAAGTTTCAGTTCCGCCCGTGGTTACACCTGTAACTAAAGGAGCTTGATGAGGTGGTTTAACAACCACTAGTAAATCATCTTCAGAAAATAAATCGTTACCCGTTAAAGAGGTAGGGTATTCGTAGTTTTTGTTTACATTTATTTTTCTAGGAGGATTATAGTTATCTGTAAAGAATAGTAAATTATCCACCTTATTCACCTCGGTAATTAAGTATGCAGGGTTAAAATTTAAAGTAGTGTTAGTAGCGTCATTAGCATTTTTAAAACTAATCACGTGGTACTCAGTGCTTAAAGTATTAATATTAAATGATACTATCAGGTCGGCTTTACCTGTAGATACAGCAGACTGACCACTATCGTGTATAAACCAATATATAGTTTCATTTGCTCCATCCTCGAAAGCACCTATACATCTAGCACTATTAGTTAAGTCACGCTCACTACCATCAAAAAAACCTAAATTAATTGTAGTTAAAAGCTCGTTCCCTTTTGAGTTTTCAACAGAACCAATTTCCGAATCCTCAGTAGAGCCGAGTCGTACATTCATTGCGTCAACGTACTGACCGTTAGGTACAAGTCTCTCATCAAGTGACTTGTTCATTTTACCTGCTATAAAATTCCTTTTGCTATTAGCCATACTACTTAATCCACTTGTTTTGTCCTCTCATATTCATAAGTAATCTACCCGGATGAATATTACTAATTCTTATTTTAGCATTACGTAGAAGTGCTGACTTCTTTTTTCTTGCTCTATTTATAATGTATTCTTGTACACCTAGTTTACTATCTAGTATAGAGTATTGGATATACGAATAGACAAACTCCTCAAATAATTTATTAACTGTTACTAGCGAATTGTCACCGCCTTCCATACCGTCAGATACATACTCAACTATAACACTTTTACCTGACATTGTAGAGTCAAAATTAATAACGCCTGCCTTCGCATCTATCCTAAAGGTAGGGTTAGCGTTAGCTGTCTCTGTATTAAGCCCGTAGCGAGCCCCTATTGAAAAATCAAAGTACCACATCCCATCACAGCAATAACCCTCTGCGTTGTTGTATGCACTATTCTCGTTTAAGTATATAGTCTTTTTAGTGCCTGTGATTCTATCAATATCAATTGGAGAGAACTGAGGTTTTAGTACATTACCTGCCTCGTCAAATAGTATTTTATCATTGTTATCTTGTAGGTATGCTTGTGCTGATGTTAACTGAATATTCTCAGTCATTGGATATAATACACCATTCTCATATAGTGACACACGAACCCAATTAACATAGTCCGCAGGAAGAACAATACGTACAGCGTCATCAACATTTAACTGTAAAGCTTTAATCTCTTTAAACGCATCGTAATTAAGTTCTTGTACTGCACGTTTCGCGTGGAATAAAATCTTATAACGCTCCTCGTTATTAACTAAAGAGTGGTTGCCTTGATACATTAACATAAAGTTGTTAACGATATCTTTCAAGCTAACGTATTGGTATGAACCCCAATTAGCATCCTCAGGATTTGCACCTGAGTTTTCGTAGTACTGATACTGAGATATATAAGCCATTATTGCTGTAGGTTATTTTGTTGTTCTTCTGCCTGTGAGTATTGCACCACCATCGTCTCTCGTATTTCAACACCTGCGTACTTACATATCTTTACAACTAAATCATTTAGGTTGTCAAGTGGTAATTCAAAGTCTTTATAATCAGCAGCAGATGCGTTAAATACAGGGCCTTGTGCTACTAATGCTGTATTGTAAGTCCACTTTGGTGTTAAAGGATACCGCACGTACTGAGCTGTTATATCTGTAGCTCCATTAATTGTAGCAGGATACACCGTCATTTTAGCAGCTTCGGTAGTATACGCAGGAAAGTCTAAGCTTGGAGCTGTAAGTATAGAGGCGTTGAGCATTGAGATTTTACTTTGACTCACCCTCTCCACTTCAGTGCTTCCATACATAACTCTATTAATTAGATAGTAATCAGAAGGCATTGTATATGTATTGGTCGTAGCTGCAGCTTGAGTTAACTGTGCTGTTTTAGAAAATAAATCAATGACCTCGAGTATACCTTTAGATAAATCAGCATACTCAGTTCCTGACCTGCGTGCATTTTCTAAGTTAATCTGTGTGTTATATTGGTAAAAGTAATCCTCAAATATCTCTAACTGAGCTTGCTGTGCGTATAGGTTAAAGTCTGATGGGGATAAGTATCCGTAGTTATTCTTATTAAGTATAGCAAGGACTGTATTTCTTACTGCATCTATCATCTTAAAATCTTTTCACAAATATACGCAAAAAAAAAGAGCCCTATAAAAGAGCTCTTTAGTAGTTTATTTGCTTGCTGTATTAGCTTGCAACTATATCAGTTATAAGCACCGGAGGAGTTATTTCTAAAACCTCATCAGTATTATTTCCATTAGCTAAACTAATAATGCTGTCTTGGAAGAAGTTCCTCATCTGTACTTTTGAAGATGCAGAAGCTCCTACATATGTTATAGTAAGCGTGTCGGCTCCATCAGTAAGTCCATTGTTTATCTTAACAGTGTTAACTGTTGGTGCGCTTACCATTGATACGTTATCAACTCCAATTAGTTTTGGTTGATTTACAACCTCTTGTAATGATACGCTATTAAGTGTAAACGATGAGCCCACCTCACCTTTGATGCCAAAGAATATATTAAGGCTTGAGCCTGTTTTCTTATATCTATATTCATTCTCACCTACGGTTATTGGGATAGAATCAAAAGCATTACCATTAAACCAAATTAAATCACACTCACCTGATATTGACTCTACGTCAATCTTGATAAGATACTCCTCATTTGCAGTCGTTACATCTCCTGACACTTTAATAACAGTATCATTTGTGCTTTGCGCAGTAAACTTAAGCGTTTTATCTGAGAAATTAAACACAGAGTTTACACCACCTGCGTTACTAGCATTAGTAGCATCCCTCTCATACCCATAAGCAAACTGATTGGTTGGTTGTAAAGAGATGTTTGAAAATCCGGTTGTCTCACCTGAAGAATGGTCTCCTGCATAAAAAGTTACAATAAGACTTGTCAACTCAGCTACAAACGTAAGATTAGCTGAACCACTAGTGACATCTATATCTACCTCACCTGACGACTTAAAGGTTGCTGCTAAAGTATTAGCAGCTAAATCACCTGTAACTTTAGCTATATTAAACTTATATTCAGTGCCTACTACGGTAGGTACGCTTAAAGTCACGTGCTGACTATTTGCATTTGAGGTACACGTAAGAACATTTTCTGTAATTGTAGATGTTGCAAGTGCAGGGTTACCTGCTGACCACTGAGATAAAGTAGTAACATTAGTTCCTGCTGCTACATCAGTAAAAAATCCATTAGTTACAAGCTCTTGAATACCTGTTTGTTTTACAGATATATTATCAATAGTATAAACGCTTTGTGCGTAAACTTGAGGTTGGATACTTACTTCACCGCCTGTACCCCCCGGTGTAAATGTAAAGGTTTCTGTAACAGCCGGTCCACCACTAACTAAAGCCGCTCCTTTATAAACGTAAGATTGGCTTGTACCTCCTGCTGTTGAAGTTATAAAACCTATATTACCACTAGGTCCCGATAAAATTTGCATAGTAATAGTCACTTCATACTGCCCACCCACAACTAAACCAATGTTTTGAAAAGCTCCGGCGGATTGATTTACAGGACTCGTTACTTTTAACTTTCCGTTGTCGTAAGCTATACTAGAGTCTTTTGCAGTCCACCCGTCTATATTAGTAGCAAAATCACCGTTTGTTACTTTTTCAGGGCCATACCCATTAAAAGAACCATTACTTAGGACCTCAGGTCCCAAGTATGATTTATTTAGTTTTAAAAAATTTGCCATCTTATGAAAGTGTTATAGCTGTTGTTGTCAACACCTGATTATATTTATGGTCTCTAAACTCATCAAGCGGAATATCTAACCTACTAGCTGTTGCTGACTGAGCGTTCAATCTCTGAACAAACCTCTCAATCACGTCAGCCACAAAGTATGTATTTACTGCGTTGTTAAGCTGTGTTAGAGTAACCTTGTCGGCTTGAGGGCCTGCAGCAAACCAAAATGATGATGCATTAGCTGCACTTGTCGCCTCGTCATACTCAGAAATAATGTAGTTATCTATCTTAAGAATCTGATTACCTCTTGTATCGCCGTTACTTGCAAATATAGAGAATACATCTCCTGCAGTTGAAAGGCTATCATTAGATAGTAACAATGTATTATTATCAAGAACTTGCACAATAACCGCCTCAGTTTTATCTGTAGTATTAAATACTAAGTCCCCAACCTTACAAGTCGTCAAAAAGTCACCACCAACTACTTGAAGGTAATTACCTAGTGATACCTCTATAATAGATGCATTATCTACTGTACCTGCAAACGTGCCGTCTGCTTGAATAATTAAATCTGTTGCTGTACCTCCTCCGGTTAAAACCTCAGTATAAACAGCGGGTGTAGTATAATATGTTGCAACAGTGCCTCCGTTTAATCTTACTCCAACACCACCTCCTGTTCTAGTTTTAAGCTCAAATGATACAAGCCAAGTTTTAGTGTTGTTAGAAGTAAAAGTTTGCTTTAATTCAAAACCTGAATTTTGAGCTGTTCTATTAGCAACATTACCACTAATAGTCCAAGTACCTTCTGTTGTCCAAGCAGTAGAGCCTGTTGGAAAATCTCCATCAGTTATCAAGTCTACATTACCGTAGGTTGGAGTCACTGTCGTTCCGCCTGTTAGTTTCAGCGGTATTCCTAAATACTTTGCCATAACCTTATGTTTAACTTAAAGTAATACTTGTTATAGCCATTGTAGCTCCGGTAGATGTTTTTATAGGACCTAAGTCAAAATCTGCAATAGTCTCTTTCCAACTAGAACCAACTAAATCTGTGCAAGCTTTTACTAAAGCATTACGCATTCCGTATGGGTCTGTCGATGCTACTGCTGTATGTGTAACTGTAAGGACATTATCAGCAAGGTCACCTGTTGAATACATCAATTGAGTTACTGTATCGTTACTTCTTTCTATAGTAGCGACATCATCAACGCCAATAGTTATACTAGGACCGCTATTTCCGGTTATCGGTATTTTTAAATACTTTGCCATAATTATGAGAATTGAATATTAGAAATTGCTATTGCTGAACCATCCGCTGCTGTAAGTCCGTTTAAATCTAGTTGATACTGAACAGAAGTATATGGGCTTTTCATAGCCTCAGCCATAGCGTCTGAAATAGCTATACGAAGACTGTGGTCATTTGCAGCCATTGCATTATGAGTAAGTTGGGCTTGATTTCCGTTCCCCGGAGCTGAAAACTTAATCTTAGTAACCGTAGTGCTAGTTGTTTCGCACATTATTAAAGGTATAACTTTAAGGATTTGATTTTCCTCACCTGTACCACTCATAGGTATTTTTAGATATTTAACCATTTTAAAAAGTTTTTAGTTAATAAAAAATATCCCCACAAAGATAGCAAAAAAAAAGGAAGCATTTCTGCCTCCATTTTTACTACTTAGTCTCTGCAACTTTTTCGAGAAACTCTAGAACCTCTAAACCATCATCGCTCTGAAGGTATGAAGAAACCACATACAGTGGGTCTTCTCCGTACGGAACAACAAGCATACGCTTCTTATTAGTAGGAGTGTTAAAGAATACCTCTTTCTTATTCTTTCTAAAAGCTAATAAGCCTTTATCAAAGAATGATTGTATCATTGAGTCAACCTGTAAAGATGAATCGTTTACAACCTCTAAAAACGCCATAGGATTTTGCTTAGCAAATAATAAAATATCTCTACGAAGTTCAGATGATGTAATTGTGCTAGGGTCAGTACCAAAGGCTACACGAGTAACCGCTTCTATTTGGTCTATGTTTAACTCACGAGCTGCAATCAATGCGTCAGCCTCTAAGTTTAAGTCCTCTAAAATCTCAGTAGCTTCTTTTGTCTTATCAACTAAAGAGTACTTAACATCCTTTGCGGGATGTAATTCTAAAAACTTCTGTAATGATTGGTTTGATTTTGGAACCGTTAAAAACCCATCCTCAAATACAATTGGCTCTAGTATTGCGTTGCCATCTTGCTCGTCCTCGAATGGACTCTGTTGGTTTCTTGCGTATCGAAGTGCTCTTTGCTCACCCTTCTCCTCATCAAACCATAGTAATGGGAATCTTCTTGAATTTCTTGAAGCAAGCATAAACGATAAAGGTGCGTCTTCACCTAATAGCTTGTACTGCTTATCTACGTACTCTACTGTTTTTTTCATTTGAATTTAATTTGAATTTAAAAAAAGTAAAAGGAGTCTGTTCGAACAGACTCCCTTTATAATCTACTACTCTTGGAATAAGAAGAAGTTGTTTGCACCTAAAGTACATACAGCTCTCTCAGACAAGAAGTTAACTTCCATTGCATCCAAGTCAGAAGTAGCTGCACCACCTGCTGAACCTGTAATCCAAGTCTTGTAACGTCTGTCTTCAGTTTGTGAAGCTCTGTAACGTACGTGTAAGAAAGGACGCTTAGCGTTCTTACCTAAGATTTGGTCATATACTGAAGTTGAACCTGCAGGAACTAACATTCCGTTAATTCGACCTGAACCTACACCTGTTGGTAAACCACCACGCATAGTTGGGTCATTCAAGTATTTCCAATCAGACTTGTAAAAGTCATAACCTCTTCGGAATCCTGTGAATCCTAAGTTTAATGCCATCTCTTGGTCGTTGTCAAATAAACCATATGAAGTACCACCTGCTCCGTAAGAGTTTTGTGCTGCTAACATATCATCAATATCGAATCCAAACTGACGGTCAACGAACATTACGTTCTCCTCAATTGCACCTTGCTTGTCAAGACGTTGGATGATTGCGTCAAAGTCACCTAATACATTAGGGTTACCTCCTGACCATACATTTCCACGTTGGCTTACAGAGTAGAATACACCTTCAGAACCACCTTGTCCATCCGTACCACCTGTATTACCAAACTCTTTTGCTGCACCTGAAGCATTTGCTGCAGGAACTGCTTCTAACATAGCTGTCTCTAAGTAGTCGTCAAAACGTAAACGAGTTTCGTGCTCTGATTTCAAGTACCAAAGGTATCCGTTCGCTCCATTCTCAGTAGTTACTTCAACCCATCCAATCTGAGCCATATCAGAACCTGATACTGCGTACTTATCTTTTAAGATAATTGGCTTATTCTCAAAGAATACGTCATCAGCTTCTAAAGAACCTACCATTCCTGCTGTTCCTTTCTTGAACTCAGAACCGTAGATAAACATTGTATAAACATCCCCAACAACACCCGCGTGGTTTGCTCCATAGTAAGCAAGAGTAGCTGTACCCGCTGCTGTATCTACACTAGTCACTACAGCTTTAAGGTTTTTACCTCCTGTGTTTCTAGTTAACATAACTGTTTGACCTACACGTACAGCAACGCTTCCGCCGCCCGGTACTAAAGTATCGTTAATAGTCCAAACCGCACTTCCTGCTGCTGCTGCTGTAGGAGTAGTTACGTTAGTATACTTAGTGTGTAAGCGTCCTTGTTCCGCCCATTTGATAAGGTCAGAGTTAGAAGGCATCTCTGCTCCTACTAAACGTAAAAAAGATGCTACGGTACGATTCCCGTAACGCTCAAATTCCTTCTCATAAGTATCAGGTAGATACTGATTTAAGAAATTAAAATCTGTAATATAGTTGCTACTTAAAGCAACCTGCTCCGAACTTGGCTGTAAATCAAAGCCCGGTGTTCCTTGTACTGAACCTGCCATTTTTTCTAATTTTTAAAATTTATTTTCTTTTAATACTCCTAATCTTTAAGCCGCGACCCGAGTCATTACTTAAAGACTTATACTGTGTTCCTGATTTAGACGATACCTCAGGAGTGTTACGAGTTGTCATATTGATATTCTTAGTCTTCCTCATTACATCCTCTGTGGCATTTGCCTTACCCTGCTCATAAAAATACTGAGCAAACTTCTCAGGGTTCATTGCAACTGCTAACGCTTTATGGTATCCTGCAGCATCTTTCATTAGTCCGTTATCATCTAGATACTTGTTAACAAAGTTCATAGGTGATAAATGTGACTTCTTAGTTTCTTCTGCACTACCCGTACTATACGTAACTTTATCTTCTCCAATATTGAACTCAAAACCTTTGAACTCATTGTTGAAAACTTCGTTAGTCTTTTGTGTAAACCACTCAGACTTTCGTTTAGTCTCCTCTTGCTGCGTTGCAGCCTCGCTTAAATATTGCTTGTAAGCATTGTACTGTTCCTTCTCGCTCTCAGAGACAGCTTCCGGCCTTGACTCAAGGGGTTGCTTGTATTTCTCTTGTTGCTCAACAAAATAGTTTTTAGCTTTAGCAATAGCTTTTTTCTTTGCTACTTTGACTTTCTTAATATCCGACTCATCATCTAAGTCTGCATCGTAGGAGTACTCATCCATTAATGATTGTATATCATCATCGTCAAGAGCTGTCTCCGTAGCCTTAAGGTAGTCACGTAGCAAAGCGTCAGGATTCGCTTCATCAAAATTACGTTGTAACTTAACGTAATCACTTATCCCACGTCCTGTTTCTTTTTTATATTTAAAATAAGCAGCAACATCTTCAGGCAACTCTTCTTGAGATTCTCTCTCAGCAAAAAGCTCATCCATAGATGTAATCTCCTTATTATATCTATTCTTAATATGTGAAAGAACTTGCTCTTCAGTTAAGCCTTCGGATTCAGTAGTCTCTACTACTTGCTCAACAACTTCTTCTTTAGGTGTTGAATCGTCAAACTGCTCTTCGTGCTTTTCTAATAATTCTTCTTCGACTTGTGCTACAGATTTCTCTTCTATATCGTCTACTGCTCTTACTTTAATTTCCATTTGATTTGATTTTATGCAAAGTTAAACAATTAATTAATACAATTTAAGCGTACCTAGACGTGACCTTTCCTGCCTTAGTATTAGATACAAACTGTTTTGTTCGTCCGCTTTTCTTTTTCTTTTTTGCTGTAGCTGCTCTTTCAGCTTTAGTCATACTATTAGCTTTAGCTAATGGTAGACATCTATCAGGATTTTTTTTATTCTCACTTGTACCGCAAGCTCCCTTAATAGAACCATCTGTTCCAATACGAACCCACTTCTCGTCTCTCCACTTTTTTAACTCACCCATTAATACTTTGGTTTTGTTTTTGGCTTAGGTTTTGTGTGTGAGAAACCTCTTTTCTTTAAAGACAAATAGTCTTTATTTGTAAGGGCTTCAATAGCTTGCTTACCTTTGTACATCATATGTATCTTAAATGCCATAGTTTTATTTTTTAGAGCTTTTAGCGTAGTTAGGGTCTTTACAATACTTACTTGCAGCCATATTTGCATATGCTGAAGGGTATCTATCAAAAGTTTTTTTAGCCCAAGCTATTCCTGCAGGGCATATCTTATTTCCTTTTGTTCTTCCTTTTGTAGCCATATCTATCTAGGTGAAAATTCAGACAAATCAAAACCATCCAAGCTATCCTCATTAGATTCAAACGTCATAGGAGGTAGATTGTTTTTTCTTTGAGATATTAACTTACTCTGCTCAGTATTCTGTTGACTTATACGAGCACTCTTTGCGTCTTCACGCTGAGTCTCTCTGCTCTGTAATGCATTCTCAGATATATCTCTAAGACGCATATTAAAGTCAAACTCTTTATCCATAAGGGTAGACTTAAGCTGCGCCTCGTTATTCATCTTCTGAATATCAAATGCAACTTCTGCTTGCTTAATCTGCATCTTGGCTTGAGTTTCAGCTTGTATCTTCTGCATAGCTGTTTGAGCTGCAAGTTGTTGTGACTTAATTTGTTGCTGAGCTGTAATGGCTTGTTTCTGCATAGCCATCTTCTCATCACGCTCCTGCTTCTTGATACGTTTAACTTTAAGAAGTTGATTAGCAACCTTAAGGTTTCTAAGTTCTCTAATATCAATTGCATCCTCTAGATTTATATCACCCTTAGATAGAGCCATTTGTATGTTCTGCTCTAATTGAGCTCGCTCCTCCTCATCAGGAGATACCTCTATAAATATACCAAAGTCATATATATACAACTCATTAATCTCTTTAAGAATACCGACATTGTATTTACCTATCTGATTAGCGAACTCATCTTTAAAGTCTGCGTACTCTAAAATATCCGAAACTCTATATGTTAAAGCTTGAGCTAAACTTCTGTACATAAATAAACTTGCGTCTAGTATATGTCTTGTAGCTGTATTAGAATTTAAAGCTGCTAACTTCTGCACACCTACCAATGAATTAGGGTCAGGAGTTGAACCATCTCTAGCTTCATTTAACCCCGTTACCGCACGTATCATCCCTAAGTAATGGTTATAGTTTCCTATAAGCATCTGCGTTTTACTAGCCCCCGAATTTGATGTAAGCTGTTGGATAGGAACTTTACCTTGATTGTACTCACCATCCTGCGTATAACTTCTACCTATTACACTACCTGTTTGGAAGTATAAACGTAAAGCGTCTTCAGGGTTATAAGCATTACCCGTACCTAAGTCAACTTCATTTAATCCGTCTGCATCTATATAAACACCATCAGGGACAACCTTAGATATAACTTGCTGTAGTTTTAAGTGAGTCATCTGAATTAAATCAGCAAAAGGAATCATCCTTCTAACTAATGACTCAATCACACCCTTATACATTCTTGGGGCTACAGCTACATAGTTTGGTATAGCGTGTTGACTAGCTGACTTAGGTCGAACCATATTCTCAGCAAGCTCCCACTTTAATATTATATTAGTACCCATAACCATTACGCCATCGTACCACACATCAATAGTCTTTTCGACCTTTTCAAACTTCCCCTCCTCCATCATCTCTTGTGGTGGATTAAATTGGTCGTCTTTCTCAATCATCTTAGAACCACCATTATCGTACACCTTCTTTTTGTATACAATCTTTTTTGTGGTCTTATAGTTAAAGTATAATAGTGTAGCAGAGTCCCTAGAGAATATATTATCTTGGAACATCTGTGCTGTGTTATAATAGTCATACCAACTCTGACTATACTTTGATATTTGCTGTAGGTCATCATTAGTTAAAGAAGGGTCTATCTTCATTAACTCTATTATAGGTAGGGTCTTTATCTCTCCCCAATAAAAACAGTCTTTAAAGTGAGGGTCTTCAGTGTAGCTATAAACTACATTTGCAGGGTCTACATAGCTAACTTTAACTCCTGAACCCGGAAGGAACTCGTGCTTTGCTACACCAATCCCAATTACTGTAAGGTCATAGTCGAATCTTTTACGTAGGTCAACGTATTCATTTTCAGCAAGCAAAGTATTTATAGCTTCCTCTTCTGCTATCTCAATAGCAGGTTTATAGTTGAGGTTCATATACAACGAAAGCTCCTCATCATTTTCAGGTAAATCATCAGGGTCCATAGTAAATGGATTCATACCTGTGTTCTCCTGTATAGTCGTAAGAACTTCTTTGGCAGCCATCTGCCCTTGTATCATATCCTGAAACTTACTACGCTTATCTTGAGACATGGCATCTTCAGCATACGCACTAACCTTAAACAACCTATCAGACATACCGTTAACAACGATATCTACAAACTTAGGGAGTATAGGTACAGGAGTCCAATCTAAATTAAGATAAGATAAATCTCCATCTACAGCAAGCTCGTTTTTATATTTAGCAATTGACTGCTCGCCTCTTGCATACAAACGTAGTCTCCTAAAATCTCTTTGTTGGTCGTAAAACTTACAGTTGCTAGAGTCTTTCTTAAACCATTCATACTGAATGGCTTGACCTATCTGTAATCCAAACTCGTCTGTAGCTTTTTCAGCATCAGAAACAAATTGACTAGGAAATCCTGCAGCCGTAATATTTATATTTACCTCTTTCATCTATCTTAAAAATTCACTGATTGACCCCTTGTTATTATATCTCCCAAAGGTAATACTTATTTTTGACTCTTTTTGCTCCGGAAGGTAGGTGTGCTTTTGGTTTGCCATTATAGCTAGCCCTGAGCTTATAGAGGCATCAAACTTAGTTCTGTTGTTAATATCAAACTTAGCCCAATCCTCTAGAGTTTTAGCAAATGGCATTGTACCCATCTCGTCCGAATCTCTGTAGTTGTTATTTATATCTAAACCGATATGCTTTTCAATGTAAGATTCAATTGCAGATGCGTGAGACTGCTTAACATCCTCAGATGAGTTAGGTATTCCCCCTAGCTCTTTCTCTGTTCTAGAGAGTTTGTTAAACTGCTTGTCAGGTCTGTTCATTGAATAACCTCTGTAACCTCTATTTTTAAAGTGATACAATAATCTAGGTTTATTGTTTTCACATAATATTGGCATACCATAAAATATGCAAGCCATAAGAACCTCTTCAAAAAATATCTCAGCCGTCTGAGGCCTTGCGATATACTCTAAGAAAAACTCACTACTTGGAGCTTCATCCATATTAAACTTAGTTAGCCCGTGAAGAGAACCGTTAGACCCCTTGCCTCCAACCGTTCCTGATATATCATACGAGTCACATCCAAACGAACCTATGTGTTCATTCCCGGGATATTTCATCCCTCTTTTTGTTATGATGTTATTCTGTAAGTTTTTATTTGGAACCCAACTTACTAAGAATCTTCCTCGAGTATCAGGGCTAAATATAACTTGAGTGTCTTTCTGACCATCCTTCCAATGAAATGACCCACGTGTTACGTGGTGCTCCATTATTAATGAATCGTTATAATCTATCTGTTGATATATCTTAGTTAGATTAAATAAAGAAGACTTACTCTCATCTCTAAATGCGTGAGACTCAGTACGTGGGAATTGTCTATAAAATTCATTTAACGCGTCAGCGTCACTTTTTAAAGAGTCTACCTCTGCGGTCCAATAATCTACAGCCCCATTACTAATCATTTCACCATCCACACCTTCGATTGGACTTGAAGGTTTTTTAAACACAGGCATTCCATACCTATCTATAAAACCTTCCATATTCCACTCCATAGGTATAAACAATGCATACATCCCACTTTTAGTCTGACCGTTTGCATTTCTGCTACCTACGTTCGAATCTTCGTACAGCTTTTTAAAGTTATCTCCACCCTTAGATAATGCATTTGATGTTGAGCCCATCATACACTTACCAATAATCTTACTACCCAAACGTAGACACGTTTTTGTTACACGCCAATTGTTTAATATGTTGTTTGGCTTAATCCACTTCCCGCTTTCATCGTGTACTAGAAGCAATAGCTTTTCACCATCATACGAGTTATCATCCGTATTCTTCCAATCTATTGTAGTATCCAAACCTTCAAGCTCTTCAGCTTCAATGTCGTACATATTCTTCTTTGTAATTTTAGATGCAGGAATTCTAAAAGCTAATTCAGTCTTTGGTTTATCCATACCATCCATAATCGGCTTAAAGAAGAAAGGAAGCCTACCGTTGATGGGAACTACCTTATCTGTAAACATCTTTTTAGCATCCGAACCGGTTTTAGATAATATACCTACTCTAGAATCTTTTGCTAGTGTACCTGTATTAACAGCCTCTGACGACCCCATAAAAGAAAAACCTGAACGTCTTATCTTTAAGTAAGTCATTCCAAAAGAACGCTTATCAGCTTTACACGCTTCCCAAAAAATAAAAAAGATTCTGTTAGCCTCACGATAGTCAGGGTAACCAACATCAATGCTAGTCCATTGCAGATACATATAATGAGAGCCCGTAATATACGTAGGCTCCCCTTTATTCATAAACCAATAACCGTCCTCCCTTCTGTCAAACTCAGTCTCAATATAGTCAACCCACCTATCCTTGAAAGAAGCAGGCATCTCATTCCATTGAAATATTGAGTTTATCTTTTGTAATTCTTTTGGGAACTCTGCTCGCTCCCAATACTGAAGCGATTTAGTTTTGTGTCTTTGCGGTATTGATTCAGCTCTTGAAGGTAATCCTATCTTTAATCCTGATATTTCTACTACCTCGCCTACCTGCCCGGTTTTAGATATGTTTATAAAGTCGTATTGTTCGTTGTAACCATACAACCAACTCCTCCCACTATTCTTTTTCTTTAGTGGCCCTTTAGGAATATAATCCTCAACTACTCTGTATAAGTTATTTTGACCTTCGTTCTGCAAATCCTTGTTTAGTATCTGTTCTCTTAGGCCCTTGAGCCTCTATGTTTAAGTTGTCTTGCTCGTTATCAATACGTTTAAGTATCTCAAATGCATCGAATATAGATAACTTCTTAGACGCTGCTGCATTTTTTAATTTATCAGCAGCTAAATCATCCTCAGGGTCAGGCTTTATAATATCCTCTTTAGCAACCTTTATTAGTTGCTTAACAGCTTTATAACCCGCATCTATAATTTCTTTCCTTAACTCTGTAGAGTCCATACTAAACCTTCATAGTTATCTGATGGTCAAATACTCTATAGAGAACCTCATCATCAATTGTAAACTCATACTCGCTGTCAGGTGTAAAGAAAACCCTATCACCATTTTGAACGCCTTGAGACTTTAAGTAATCATTCGAATATACCATATCACCCATAAGAGGCTCATACTTACAAGCCTTATCCATAAAGCTATCTAGCTTATCTATAGGTTTTACAAAACAAAATCTATCGTGGCTATTCCAACTTCCATCTTTTTTATACAAATAGAATTGGTCGTTATCTACAAAAAATAAATCATCCTTGAAATAACTCTTACCACTCTTACGTCTACCCTTTATATCGTTGTAGAACTTAAACACATTGTGGTGAACTAAAAGTATATCGCCTATATTTACAGGGCCTTCATATCCTACAGGGGTCTCAACCACTGTAGCCTGCCTATTAGAAAACTTATGCTCTTCCTCTGAGGTGTTAACAATAAACTCCATACCACCAATATCTTTAGTGTTAGTATATCGCTTACCCTCAATAGGTCTTACTATAAAATTAAATGGGGACTTCATTATGACCCGCACGCTTCACAGTCCTCGTCATCTATACTGCAAGCCTCGGGCTGTTCTTTTTCTTCTAGGTCAACTATCCAAGAATCTAAAGTGTCTTTTTTAGACTCCTCTGCTCTAGATGCAGAGTCTTTTATAAAATCGTCTTCGTAACTCATTCTAAAAGTTTATATTGTATTCGATTGAAATTGGTATATTAGAGTTAAACTCTTTCCACAAAACTATAACATCCTCACGTTGTATCCAAATCTTATAGGATATAGATTGTTTGTCATACTGAATTAAATGTATTTTATGCGACGCTCCTAGTATCTCCTGACCAACTAAGTAGTGCATTGCACCTGACTTATAATCCGGGCCTACAGATATTTTACGAATATCCATAGCTTTAGAATGTAGCTATAGCTACTCTCTTCCAAACATTAGTATCCGTGCATACGTACAAATGAGTTGCGTTTAAAGCTATTTGACCCTTAACGCCTGCGGCTGTAGCTGACGCAGGAACCGCATTACCATTAAAAAGAGTTAGAGCATCACCTAGGGTAAAGTTTTTTGTTGAGTTAGCAGGCGTTGCGTTAGCGTCACTCCCTATTAACTTATCATCAAGTGCAGGAGTTGTTGTTGCGTATGTACTTATTTTTGGCATAACTATTTTGTTTCAGGTGGTTTTATTTCTCCTGTCTCAATATTGATGACAGAATCTTTACCGTATTTATCTATTAACTTTCTTTCCTCTTGTGCTGACTGCTCTTTAAGAGCTGACATCTTTCCTATAAGAGCGTGCTGCTGTAGGACTGTTTCACCTAATTGTATCTTGCACTTATTGAATTCTTTTAATGAACCTTGAAGAGTCTCTAACTCTTCTTTTGTTAAATTTGCCATTTGATTAGATTTAGTTTCCTACAAAGATAGGAATTATTTCTTAGATGAACCTCCAAAGAAAAAGTCTACTATAGTATTTACCTTACTAGACATAGCTCCAAAGACTGTACTTATAAATCCTATTTCATAATCAGACAACTCAAGTGTATTCATTACGAAGTATTTAAACATCGTGTAAGATAAAAAGAAGTAAGCTGTTGTAAATATAATAGCAAGAGCTTTTTGTATTATATTGTCATCGCTAAACATTGAGCGTGCACTTTTTCTATCCTCAACCTCTAAAGCATACATCTCCTTCTCGTGGTTCTGAACAACCTCCTCAAGCTTTTGCTTTAAAGCTAAACGCTCCTCATCTGTCGTTACAACCTCATCTATAATCTCTGTGGCTTGACCTAATAAACTACCTAGTATATTTTTAAACATCTGCGTATCTGTATTTAACATCACCATCTTCGTCTTTAAACGCTTCAAGTACCTGCTTTCTATTACCATTCTTAACTAAAGATATATGTATCCAAGAAAAATCAAACTCGTTAATCATTTGGTCAAACTCTATACCTGACTCTAGTATCCAATCATAGATAGCTTTATTGTCCATCACTCCGTTTTCCCAATACTGTAAATCCAAAGCCTCACCTTTGCAATGCTGCGACTTAGAACTCCCACCAATAGCACGATTAAGTGCTTTGGAACGATAACCACTACTAACCCTGATAGGACCAATAGCGTCACGAAGAGGTTGTAAAAGAAAGTCAACAGCACGCTGCAAATTACGTAGATGTTTTTTAGTCGGCTCATTATCTATGTCTAATCTTTTAGCTGTATTACTATTTGTAAATTCAGACAATAAAAAATTTTTACTTAACCTCATAACTTATTAATGTGTTACTACTATAAATCCAACCACATATGGCATAACCATTAAAGCCCAAAATAAAATGTAGGCAATTTTTGGGTTATTTAGTTTATAAAAAAAATTCATTACTTAATATTGTTAGATTTATACGTTGTATAGAAATTATATATTGTATAAGCTAAACCTATAACTAAAGCAGTTAATCTTAAAAATTGCTCAACCTCTGTTAAGCTAACTCCTATTGCAGCTCCGTTTACTGCTATATTTTTTATGACATCCTTATCCATCTTACCACTTTGCTTTATCCGCCCAATACGCAGCAGAACATTTACCCTTAGCTATATTCTTTGCGTGACGTGCTTTAAACGAACGCCTTTTTGCACTCATCTTTGAGCCCTCACCTTTTTTAGGAGCTCCGGCTGTCTTTGCTCCCTGCTCACCAAACCGTATTGTCTTCACCTTACCATTACAGTTAGTGACAACGATATGTGATTTCTTTGGGTGACTAGGAGTTCGCTTTGGCTTATTAAGGCCTGAGACTCCCGCCCTTTTTATCGCTGATGCTTTTCTTTTGCTATCCATAAATATTTTATACTTACGCACTTAAATGTCGCTGAGCTAGTCCACATATTATATAATATCAGTTTGATTG